ACAGGGAACGGTTTTATGCCTGTCCGCTCGATCTCGTGACGTTTGAGGCGCTGCCGTGACCGCGCGTTATAGCATCATTGTCCGCGAGCACGGCAGCGATCATGACGTGGAGTTGATGCAGGTCAACTCAAAACCCGACGCCATCGTGGCGGGCTTGCGCGCCAAAACCCTGACGCTGCGCCGCTCGATCTTTGAGCCTGGCAAGCGCGTCGTAAAAATCCCGAAATACGCCTATGTCAAGGTTGTAGATCATGAGGCGCACTAATGCGCCGCCCGTGGATGCCGTTTTACCCTGGGGATTATATCTCTGACACCGGGCACCTCTCGACCGTGCAGCATGGTGCGTACCTGCTTCTGATCCTGCACTACTGGATGAAGGGCGAGCTTCCCGACGACGACGACCAGCTTGCCAGCATCGTGCATCTGACGCGCAAGGAATGGCTGCGGCACCGCCTGGTGTTGCAGGCGTTCTTTCATGACGGCTGGAAACACAAACGCATTGATCGCGAGATTTACCGCACCGACGATCTGCGAACCAAGCGCGCGGCGGCGGGGCAAAAAGGCGGTATCGTCGCCTCGATCAATCGGTTCAAGCGGCGCTAAGCCCCCGCCAATCCCGCAATTTTTTCACCGATGAATTTTCCGTGATGCAAGCAATTGCTATTTGTTTGCTACTCGTTTGCTGCGGCAATTGCTCTCGGTTTGCTGTAGCTCAACTATACTATCCACAACCACATATTCTTTTCCCTTACTTCTTTCTGAGTATGCTGCTGCGTAGCAAGAGGCTTGCCAAAGGGAAGTCTGAGGGGTTATCGTAACCGTCTCGCTTCGGTGGTTGCCGAAATGGAAAATTACGACAGCGAGCAAGGCCCAACGCCGGAACGTCTGCGACATGCGGGCGAATTTTTCACGGTTGCCGGGCGTTCCAGATCATCCCGCAAATTCACGTTTCTCGACGATGCTCTGGGAAGGGCGCTGGTGCGTCGGACGATTGCCCCGTCCGAATACTCGGCCTTGCGGAAATACGCGCTGCACTGGCTCGCTGGCGGCTTGCAGGGGCATTTGAACACGGTTGATCTGAACCGCGTGCTCGCGTTCGACCCTGGCGCCATGACGGGGCTGGCGAGAACGGAGCGGCAGGCGGAACATCGGCGGATTTACCAGGCGGCGCGGGCGTGCATTGGACATCGCCCGGCCTTCGTGGCGGATCACGTCGCCTGCTATGACAGTTCGCTGGCCGATGTCGGGGTTATGCTCGGCTATCGGTCCAGATGGCACGGCAGGGCGACGGCGCTGGAAATTTTGAGCGATGCCGGGTACCGGCTCGGGATTTTTTGGGACGATCTCGCGAAGGCGGCTTGACGGCGGGGCATTTTTGCCGTTGTTTTCGATAGTCTGCTCTGACGCGCCCGGTTTCAGGTACCCCCCTTGCACCTGTGCGGATCAGCAAAGACGGAAAAGCCCGGATTGCTCGCCGGGCTTTTCTTTTTTCAGATGTTTGCAAAGCGCGGGCAGAAACCATCAGTCAGCCTAATACGGGCAACGTCAAGGTGACGATGAATGCCGGTGATGTCGTGGGCAAAATTGCCGTCGTCGGCGTCAAGCAACTCTCGCAGGCGGCAGACACGGTTGTGGACGAATAAAACCTCGCACAGGATATTTACCGGGCTGACCTTATAGCCATAACGCTCGTAAAGCTCGGAGGCGCGGTCAGCAATGGCGGCAATAAGTTTGGTGTCGTTCATGGTTTCAAGTCTCCTTCGCTGGTTTCGGTCGTAATCATCAGGTTGACCAACATGGCAACCACGGTCGGCACCGGGAACATGCCGCCGATCCATTTGCGAACGGTGCGGTCGGATACCTTGATGGTCCGCGCGAAACCCATCTGGCTAAAGCCAAGCTTTTGCAGCTTGGTCCACAATTCCTCACCGCTCATTGGCTTCGGATTTTTCACGTCGCTGTCTCCCTGTTAAGGCGGTTGCAAAGTCGAATGACGGTTCTCGATTGCCAGTCATGGCCCTGGGGCGTCTTGTGGCCGCGCGCATTGAGATATGCGGCGATCTGGCGCGACGGCAGGTGCAGGATTGGCGTCATCACCTCGCGTAAGGTTTCGGCGAAGTCCGACGCCACGCCGGAATTGATGCGAGCCTGGGCAGGATTGCCAAGCCGGACGCCGCGCGCTCTCGCGGCCTGCAATGCGTCTCTGGTGCGCTCGCTGATCTGCGCGCGTTCCTTTTCGGCAATCGCCGCGTAGATGTGCAGCATGAACGGGTCCACATTGGCGCCCAGGCTGCACACGATGAACGGAACGCGCTGTTCCATCAGTCCCGCAATGAATGCGACGTTGCGGGAGAGGCGGTCCAGCTTGGCGACGATAATGGGGCATTTCGCCTTGCGCGCCGCCCTGATGGCCGCAGCAAGCTGCGGGCGCCGTTCCAGGGCGTCGTACCCCTTGGCGGTTTCGATCTCGACAAAATCGGCGGTGACGCCGAAACCTTCCGCCTCGCAAAACCGGGCAATGTGCGCCTGTTGGGCGTCAAGCCCGAAATAGGACGCACCCTTGCGCTCTTTCGACAGACGGCGATAGCTGATGGCTGGTTTCATCGGTTTTCCTGTTTGCAGGTCTAGCGCCTAACGTCCTAGCGCACAAGGCCCGCTAATGGATCAAGGCGGGTAGGGTTGCCCCGCCCGCCGTGAACCGTGATTTTTACGCCTTACAGCCTGGCGGCAATTTCCGCATCCGTCAGACACTCAAGCGGAACGGAATGCGTGCCGCCATCGCGCAAGACGAGAATGCAGCGGGTGCCGTCGTCGCGCTTGCCCTTAAAGTCGGCATGCGTGGTGCGCCAGATCGCGGCAAGCTTCTGGTCGCGCGTCATGTCCGATACTGGATATTCCTTCAAGGCTTCGTCCAGCCAAGCCTTGTGCGCCTCGACCAAACCGACATCCAAAGGCGGGATGCTGCCTTCGGCCTTTGGCCGCGCGGCGTCATAGGCGACCTTGGCGGCAACCCATTGGTTCATGGTCGCGCGTCCAGCCTCGGGGACGCCTTCGCCCAAGGCGTCGCGGAAACGCACGGCTTCGGCGCCGTCAGAGTATTCGGACAGGCCGGTCCATTGAACGTGCTCGCTATCGTCCAGATACATTGCCGCGCCAAAGCGGCAATAGGTCGATGCCTTCGGCTTGTTCCAGACTTCGCCCGCGCGCTTCGGGTTCGTGGTTTGCGAGACAAAGCGAAAGCCGCGCTTCGGATGGAACTCGATCCAGTAGCGGATTTTGCAGCGCAGCCGGAACCCGTAAGGATAGTCGTCAACCACGAACGCGGTTTCGGGTGACGTGTGGCCTTTGAGAATTTTCACTTTCATTTCCCCTTGCGAGGCGGGATGCCTCTAATGCCTCAAGCGCGGTAGCCTTGCGGCGCCGCGCGTAAGGTCATGCTGGTGATGGCCTAGTTGCCAGTGACAGGCTGATAGAAAAGCTTTCCGACGCCGCGCTGTTCGTCGTCGGTTGCCTTCGCCGTGTCGATGGCTTTCAAGAGTGCATTCAACAGCGGGCCGCTGAAGCCAGCGACGACGGCATCACGCGGGGTTGCGCCGCGCTCGATGTCGGTGCACACGTCGTCAATCCGCATGAGGTATTGGGCAAGCGCATAATGATTGTAACATTTCCGCTTGCTCTGCCTTTCGTCATAGCGGGTTGCCGCGTGAACTAGGGCGGTGCGAATGTCATTGCCGAACATTTGGTTTGTTCCTTTCTAAAGCGTGATCTTGTGGAGATTGATCGTGCTGACACACTGGCGCCAGCCGTCATGAAAACCGGCTTCAAAGTCTTTTAGCTGTTTCTCGATTAGCTGCGGATTGTTGGCCTTGTGCCATGCGACTTGCTCCGCAAGCGCCTGATCCTGGTACGAAAGCAGGATCATGCAAACGTCGCTTTTGGTCCGTTTCATTTCTCTTGTTCCCCTTGCACTCTTGATTGAGCAATCCGGTTATAGGCCCTAAAGTCCTAGCGTGTCAAGCGCAGTCGCAACCATTACGCAAAAAAAATAACCCGCCGTTTTGCGGCGGGTTAGGAGTTTTGATCTCGTTAGCGGGCTTGGTATTGCTGTTTGGCCCAAGTGTCGATGGCTTTTGACTGGCGCTCATATTCTTGCGCCGTCATTGAGTTGGAACGCATGTAACGCGCGTCAAGGTCGTCAACCATGCGTTCCACACGACGCTCAATCTGATCTTCGGTCATAGCTTCATTTCCCCTTGCTTGTGCTGGTCAGAAAAAAGTCCGATGTCGCATTGCGCTTGATCGGCTTTCGGTTTCAGCGGCCTATCTGCCGCGCGTTGTGCGAGAACGCGGATTGAGGCTTTGCAATCCGCTATCTCGATTTGGTCAGAACGGGATGTTGGCGAGGGCATAAGCATCAGCATCGCGCCTTTCGCAAAGCATCAGATCAAAGTCATTGCCAGCCGCGCGGAAATCCATTTTGGCGAGTTGGCAAGATTGCCGGAATCTCGCGATAGCTTCATAGAAGGCTTGGCGGTAAGGCGACATATCGTTGTGACCTCGCGCGTCATGGTACGCCTTGGATGTCTTATAGACCTTATGGGCACCGCCGCCGCCGTCCCGCGCATAGCGGTAGGCTTTGATGTGCGCCAACTCGTGCATGTCGTTGCTATCGAACATTCTTGGTTCCCCTTGCGAGGCATCAACGGGATTGAAGATGCCTCTACGGCCTTAAGCCCGGTAAGCCGAAGCTGCCGGGCATAAGGTGATTTTTGGTCTGCTAATTCAGTCGCTCAAAATCGTCGCCATCAATCCAGCGAAAAAGCATGTCGCTGGCGCGGATTGTGTAGCCACGCGACATCTTGACCATGCGTGGCTGCGGCATGCCGCGAAACCACATTGAGCGGCCAAGGTTCCAAGCGATGAAAGTCGCTGATGAATACAAGTGCGGATTTGCGCCGTGATCTTTGGCATTGAAGCCGTTGATCGCGTATTCGGTTAAATCGGTCATTCTGGTTCCCCTTGTGCCCAGGATCGGGCAAGGCGGAACATAGGCCCTAAGGCGCTAGCTAATCAAGTCCGGGCGTAATGCTTACGCAAAAAAAGATCGCGTCCAGCCATCACGAATTGTTACGGTGACATCATGTCAAGAACGCAACCGCACTTCCGCCTGGGGAAGCGACGCGCGAAGCATTACCGGGAAATGAAGAACCGAACGGGCAAGCTTGCGCGCCTCATTGCGTCCCAGGATCGGCGCGACCTTGAACGCGCCAAAGCCCGGCTGGCTTCATTGGCAAGCCCACAGAACGCGCCGCAGGCAGGAAGGCTGTAATGACCAGGCCAAGCGACAAGCCATTACCGGCGCTCCCTAGCCATATTAAAAGTCATTCGGGAAGGCCGACAGACTACAGGCCCGAATACTGCGACATGGTGATTGATGCACTAGCGGAAGGGTACAGCCTGACGGCCTTTGCAGGAATGATTTTAGTCTCAAGGGGAACGATAAATGACTGGATGAAAGCACACAGCGAGTTTTCCAGCGCGGTAAACCGCGCGTTGCCGTCGCGGCAAAAATGGTGGGAATACAGGCTGATGACAGCGACGCGTGGAGGGCAAGTTGCTGCGGCTATCTTCGCTTTGAAGAACGTGGCGCCGGACGACTGGCGCGAGGTTCGCAGCGTCAAGGTAGAACACAGCATCGCCTCGACGCTATCGGACGCGCAGCTATACGCCATCGCCAGCGGCGGACATGCGAGCGAAGCAACCACGATTGACGGGGACTTTGTGCGGAAAGAGGGCTAGCACGCGACACGCCATCGCACGTCAACGTGTCGCGCGTTTCGTTCCAAGGCTTTAGGCCCTCGATTGAGGCACCCAGGGCAGGGACGTTGCCCGGACGAGGAGGGGGAGGGGGAAAATTTTTCGGAAAGCATGCTTTTATTTTTACTCTCCCCCCTACAATCCCCCCATGTCCAAAAACTCCGCTCTGGCCATTGCTTATGCCGTCACGCTTCCACTCGGAGCATTTGCGATTTATCGCGGCTCGTCGTGGCTTGAGGCTTTTTTGCTGTTCTGGATCGGGTTTTTGCTGATGCTGGTTCTGAGACGCTGACCTCCGCACTCCCACCCCCTTCGCTCCGTTTCGCAGGTCCGGCGGTCGCTCGTAAAATTTCCGCAAACTTTCAAAAATCCCATGATCCGTCCCGATAGCGTTCTGCACAGCATCCCTTCGGCCAAGTGGACCGGCGAGGAGGCGTTCCTTCATTTGCGGCGGACTTTTTCCGATGCGGTGGATCAAAGGCCCGATCTGATGGAGCCGTATCTGATCCGGCTTGAGGGCCTGGATGAACGGGATCAGATGCGGGTCATGCAGGAGGGGCTGCGCGAGACTTTTGCGAGACGTTATCCTTCATCTTCGCTTCGCAGGCCGTGATGGCATCCAGCGCGCTCTTTGCGAACGTCTGGACCAGCGGCACATTGGCCTGCTTCTCGATCAGTACGGTGAACTCGTGGAGACTGACCGATCTGCTTCCCTTGCGTTCAAGCTCTGAAAGCACGCGGCGTCTCGCCTCGGCATTGTTCGGCATCGCCATGCAGATGAAACGGTCATTGCGATAGACCAGCCGCACCTCGCGCTCCTTGCCAAGCCGCTTCATGACGCTCTGGATGTCTTTCATGGCATCCTCTCGATCAGCATCCGCGTCACTTCGTAGGGGCCGACACAGCCTTTGCCCGGCTCGCCATAGACCGCCTTGCCTTCGGTCAACTCCATGAAGGCCGAACGCATGGCAATGTCAGGGACGCCAGCAAACTCGGCTGGCCTGTCAATCGTGACGTGACCCGTGCAGGCCCAGGTCTGATCGTTGGCCCCGGTCCCGTCAATCTCGTAGCGGTATTGGACAGCCATGCTGACCTCCTATTTTTTACGACACGCGTAATAATTACGCCACAATCGCGGCGCTCACAATGCCTCAGATCATACCCCAGTCCCGTTCCGAATGGATGCGGAGCATGGGGCAGAAGGAAGCGCAATTGCGGGCTCTGCGCGAGCAGAGGGAGAGGGAGAGGCGGGGAGAGATAACCGCTGCAACCCAAACTGTGGCTCCCGAACCCGCAACGAGTGAGGACAGGCTGACGCCGGATGGCGTACCCGACAGCCCGCCCTCGCCGGTCCTCTCTCCTGTCAAGGGGAGGACCGGCATGCAATTCGGCGGGGAGAACCGCCCTCGCGAGAAACGTGCGCGGGGGCGTCCCTCGCTCGGCAGGCCGTGGGAGAGTGAAGGAACCTCGCGCGCCACCTGGTTTCGGAGGAAGAAGGAATGTTCCGCGATTACCCCTTTGCCGATGTCGTCGTGAAGGCCGAAGCCATTGCCGATGCAGGCCATGAGTGCTTCCAGAAATTCACCTGTGCCGGTTGCGGCGCCCGCCTCACCATCGACGAACCCAACGCGTTCCACGAAACCGGCACCTGCGACAAATGCGATGTCGTCACCGACATCAGGAAGCAGGGCTGCAATTTCCTGGTTCACATGAGGCTGTGAGAACGACTGACTATCACGGGCTCGATGTCATCTGCCCGTATTGCTACGGCGTCGTTATCCGCGCCCGTTCCCTGCGGGATCAGGTGCCGCACAAGGGCGACTATGCGTTTTGCAGCCGCTGCGGCGAGATCGGAGTTTTTACGGACAGGACGGCGAAACGCAGGGGGGTTGCGGTCAGGAAGTCAACGCCGCAGGAGCGCCTGCGGGCGGTTGAGCATCCCGATATCGCCGTGATGCGGCAGAACTGGATGAGGCGGTGATGGCGAGCCTACTGGAGAAGTGCGTGATCGACGTGATCCGGGTCGCTCTCAACCGGCTCGATCAGCGCGAACGCATCACCATCCTGTCGGGGATGCTGGTGATCGAAGCCAAGGAATTTGGCGCTTCCCTTGAAAAACTCCACGAGTATATCGAGGCGCGCTACCAGGAGCATGACGAGACGGTGGGATGAATTTTACCTGTCCCTATTGCTTCGCCGACCACGACACCATCTCCGGGCTCGATGTCGATCATCCCGAATTGCCCGACCCGACGCTGTGCAGCCGGTGCGGGGCGTGGCTGATTACCGACGCCAACGGGTTGAGAAAGCCGACCGCGAGCGAGCAGCAGCGCATCGTTGACGATCCGGTATGCCGTGCCATCAAGCGAACATGGCTGGTCGCATGACGATAGAATATCGCTCCGTCTGTCCGTTCTGCCGGACCTCTCAGACCCACGCCACTCAGATCGGCGGCGACGAAGGGCCGTTTGACGGCGATTTCAGTCTTTGCTTCGCCTGCGGCGAGATCGGAATTTTTCATCAAGGCGGTGTCCGGAAGCCGACCGCGACGGAGCGGCTTGAGGCGGCCCGCAATGAAATTCTCCGCACCGCGCGTATGGCCTGGTTGCTCCGATGAACTTCGCCAGCGAAATGTATCTCCGCTCGCTGATGAGCATGTCCCGGGAACAGATCGGGCAAAGAATGATTACTGCGGAACTGGCGCAGGGCTTTGAGATCGTCAGGGAAGCCGACTGGCTCCAGTGGGACGACTGGAGCGACTATTCCATCTTCTCCAAGGACCATGACCGTATCCGGCTGGTTGCGATTGAAGCGAAGCGTCCGGGCAAGGGTGCCTTCACGCGGCTGATCGCCGGGATCGTGGACCGCCATCTCGTTCCGGTTCTGGTCGAACCGAACCGGACGTTGATCGATTGGTGTCTGAGACACGACTACCGCTCGCGAAGGATCGGAAAAGGTTCGTTCACGCACGAGGTTTGGTATCCGCGTGGCTGACATCAGATTACTGGTGTGCGGGGGAAGGGACTTCGCCGACATCGGCAGGCTCGATCACGTCCTGTCGGCCTATTACGGTCATATCGTGCTGTTGATCCACGGCGGGGCCAGGGGGGCGGACAATCTTGCGGGCGCCTGGGCGATGGCCAGAAAAATTCCGGTCAGGGTCTATCCGGTCAACTGGAAAAAATACGGTCGGAGCGCCGGTCCAATCCGCAATCAGCAGATGCTTGAGGACGCAAGGCCCGATCTGGTGATTGCCTTCCCCGGGAGAAAGGGAACGGCGGACATGGTGCGCCGCGCCTTGATCGCGGGCGTTCCGGTCATTCAGGGATGAGAAATGCTCACGGCGGGACAGGCGGCGGCGGAAATTCTCCTTCGCAAGCAGGTCCGCGCCTCCTTCAAGGCGTGGTGCGAGCACAACAGATTTATTCCGGCCAGACATCACCGGCTCCTGATCGAGAAGCTTGAGAAGGTCGCACGCGGCGAGATCGCCCGGCTCGCGATCTTCATGCCGCCCGGCTCTGCCAAGAGCACTTATGCGAGCGTGCTGTTTCCGCCGTGGATGATGAGCCAGAACCCGAAGGCCCTGATCCTCGCGGCCTCCCATACCACGGAGCTTGCGGAGCGATGGGGGCGAAGGGTCAGAAACCTGATCGCCGACAACGGCCTGACGCTCGGGCTGGCACTCTCCGAGGATAACCAGGCCGCCAACCGCTGGTCGCTGCAAAGTGGTGGAGAGTATTACGCCGCTGGCGCCAACGTCGGCATCGCGGGTTTCAGAGCGTTGATCGGCCTGATCGACGACCCGATCCGCTCGCGTCAGGACGCCGACAGCCTCATTGTCAGAAACCGGCTGTGGGACTGGTATCTGAACGATTTCAGGCCACGGCTCATTCCCAACGCCAGGATCGTACTTATTCAGACCCGATGGCATGAGGACGATCTGGCCGGACGCGCTCTCAATCACGAACAATGGGACGTGCTCGATCTGCCTGCGATGGCCCTGGATGGCGATGCACTGGGGCGAAGTTTCGACGAACCGCTGTGGACCGACGACGATTACGGTTATGGCGCGCAACTGCTTTATCTGCGGGAGACGACGCCGCCCCGGGTCTGGTCGGCGCTGTACCAGCAAAGGCCGACGCCCGATGAAGGCGATTTCTTCAAGGAAGAATGGCTGAAACCCAGGGACATCGTTCCGCACCACACTTCCTTGAGAGTGTACGGCGGCTCCGACTACGCGGTGACGGGGGACGGTGGTGATTACACCGCTCACGCCGTCGTCGGCATCGACCATTTGGGCAATATGTATCTTCTCGATGTGTGGCGGAGACAGGCAACGGCGGACGTGTGGGTCGATGGCTTCTGCGATCTCGTGCAGAAGTATCGTCCGCTTGAATGGGCCGAGGAACAGGGGCAGATCAGGTCCGGCGTTGGTCCCTTTCTGGAAAAGCGCATGCGCGAGCGGCGGGTGTACGTCAACAGGACGCAATTCCCGACGCGCGGCGACAAGAGCGTGCGCGCCCGTTCAATGCAGGGAAGAATGGCGCTGGACGGACTTTACTATCCGAAGCATGCACCGTGGGTACCCGACTGGCTCGCGGAGGTTCTGAATTTTCCCGCTGGCAAGCATGACGACCAGGTGGATGCGATGGGGCTGGTCGGTCAGTTGCTCGACAGGATGGTGGTGGCTCGATTGAAAAAGGATGTCCCGCCGCGTCCTCCGGACGACGGCTACAAGAGCGAACGCAAACAGAAAACCATTGACCCGATGATACTATGATTTCTCTGGAAGATGTCGGCAACTCAGGTCAGTACCAGGGCGATTTTGCCAAATATGACGGCTGGGACGCCAATGGCAACCAATGGCCCTCGACCGTCAAAAGACGAAGGGAGTTTGAGAACTACGTCTTTGCCAAGGGTCGGGAGGTGGACGAGCAGCGCCTCTCGTGGCGCTATTATCACGTCGATCAATGGACCATGGAACAGCTTCGCGTTCTCAGGAGAAGGCAGCAACCCGCCATCACCTTTGATCGAACGGGACGGAAGATCGACAGCCTCGCCGGAACGATCAGGCGTCTCAGGACTGATCCCAAAGCCTATCCCAACACGCCGAACGGCGAACAGGGCGCCGAAGTCGCCACCCAGGTCATCAGGACGATCTCGGATGCGTCAATGGCAGAGGATTTGGAAGTCGAATGTTGCCGGGATGCGCTGATCCACGGCATCGGGGTTTCCGAATTGAAACTGCGGAAGGGCGACAAGGGCGATCCCGACCTTCGTTTTGGTTATTGCGATCCCCGGACATGGTTCTATGACCCGCGCTCGACCCGTCATGATTTTTCCGACACGCGGTTTCACGGCATTTACAAGTGGGCCGACGCCGACGAACTGGAAGCGGTGTTCCCCGGCGCCAAGGACATGATCCGGCAGTCGGTCAACAACGATGGCGGTTACTGGACCGCGTTCGACGCTGATCGAGAACCGATGTGGATCGACATCTATCACCGCGTTCGTCTGGTCGATCACTGGTACAAGGAGGGCAACGTCTGGAAATGGAGCCTGCACACCGGCATCGTCGAACTGATGAAGGGCGAGAGCCCGTTCCTCAACGAACTCGGTCAGACCCGTTCCAAGTATGACGCCTTTGCCGCCTATATCGACATCCACGGCGATCACTACGGCCTGGTGCGGCGCTTGCGAGGGCCGCAGGACGCCATCAACCAGCACCGCTCCAAGGCGATGCACATCATGAACACCCGCCAGATCAAATTGAAGGAGGGCGCGGTCGATGATGTCGAAGTGACGAGAAGGGAAGCCGCAAGGCCCGATGGCGTCCTGATCTATCGCGGCGACAGGAACGACCTTGAGGTGATCCAGCCCGAACAGGAATTTATCCAGCAGACGAATTATTACAACGACGCCAAGGCCGAGATCGACGGTTTCGGACCCAACCAGCAACTCATTCAGAATTTCGGACAGAACGTCTCCGGACGCGCCGCCAACATGCTGCAACAGGCGGGGCTCGCGGAGCTTGGGCCGTTTCTCAAGAACTTCCGGCTCTGGAAATTGCACCGCTACCGCGCTGCATGGCTCGCGGCGCAGAAATTCTGGACCTCCGACCGCATGTTGAGAGTGTCCGGCGATCAGCAGGTGGCGCAATTCATGCAGATCAACGGCATCAGTCTGAATGAATACGGCCTTCCGGTTCTCGTCAACGCACTCGGCAACATCGACGTGGAGATCAAGATCGACGAGGGCGCCGACAACGAAACCGTGATGGGCGACATCTTCGACCTTCTGATGGCGCTGGCGCAGAACAACGTCGCCATTCCGCCCGCCGCGATCATCGAGGCGTCGTATCTGCCGCTCTCGGAAAAGAAAAAGTTGCAGCAGATGGTGGCGCAGAAAGACCCGATGCAGGAACAGGCGAAGCAACTCGCGTTGCAGGAAAAGCAGGCGGACATCGGAAAAAAGACGGCAGAGATCGGAAAAATCCAGTCGGCCTCCGTACTCAATGCGGCGAAGGCCCGAACCGAAGGCTTGCCCGCCGCACCACCGCCGCCGAAGTCCCCGCTCGACGTGGCGCAGCAGTTGGCCGACATCAACGAAACCAACGCCACGGCGCAGCACAAGCGCGCATCCGCCAACAGCCTCGATCACCGCGCATTGATTACGCCGCTGCAATTGTTGGCTGACCATGCGCAGAAGAACGCCAATCGTGCGGTCGATAGCTTCCACCAGGGCGCCGACCGGGCGATGGAGCATTTCCACCGGACCCAGGACCGCCAGCAGCAGATGACGCAGCGCATCCTGAGCCATCCGACGCCGGAATAGTCACGTTCGCCGCGAACGACATCGCGGCATCACGTCAGCATCGAACGACATCGCTGCCCCCTGTGAGCGGGGAACGGCTCACTGCGCACGTTCCGGGCGAGATCGGGACCACGTAGCCGGATCACGACAATTCCGGGGAGACTTAGGACGTGAGTGACATCACCCAAGGCCAGGACAACGAACAGAACGACGGTGCGTTGTTCCGTGAAGTGCTGGACGCTCCGACGCTCGACAAGTTTGAGAACCCGCCGCCGCTGCCGGACCAGCCGGACAAGCCCGACAAGCCGGTACAGCAGCCCGAAGCGCCGGTCCCTCCGGGGCGCCTGCGTGAGGAAAGCGAGCGGGCGAGGCGCGCGGAGCGTGAGGTATCGGACTTGCGGGCTCGGCTCGCTGCCTATGAAGTCAATCAGCAGCAGCGTCCGCAGCAGGCACCGCAGAAGCTCGATGTGTTCGACAACCCGGCAGGCTTCGTGAAACAGGAAGTCGGCCCGCTGCTCGACCAGTTCCGTGCCGAAATGCAGATGACGCGTGAGGCGATGAGCGCCGACAACGCAGTCAGGGTATTCGGCGAGGAGAATGTGTCGGCAGCGCGGCAGGCGCTTGAGCAAGGCATGTCGCGGCAAGACCCGAACGCATGGGCGACCTACAATCGCGCGATGTCGTCGCACGATCCATACGGCGTCATCACAAGATGGCACATGGACCGGCAGACGCTCCAGCAGATTGGCGGCGACCTCGACGCCTACAGGTCCAAAATCCTGGATGAAGCCTTGAAAGACCCGGAGTTTCAGAAGCGGGTTTTTGCTGCCGCGCGTGGGCAGGCCCAGGCCAACGGCAGTCAGATTAACAGTGTCACTCAGCCCCAGGTACCCAACATTCCGTCGCTCTCGGACATCGGGGCCGCAGGACCGGACGAACAGATGCAACAGCCGTCCGAGGAAGCCCTGTTCCGTGCAGCCGTCTCAGCCAAGCGGCGCTCGTAGGAGACAGCGCCGCTAACCAAGGGTTGCGGCAATGCTCACGTCAAATCACGTCAACAACGAACTCATCAAATTCCGTCGCCAGGTCATTTCCGACTTTCTGCGACGCTCGCGGTTCGATCCGTTCATGGGGGACACCTCCACGTCGGTCATCGTCCGCATGGCCGACCTTGAAGCCAACGGCAAGGAGATCAACGTCCCTCTGGTCAATCAGTTGACCGGCATGGGCGTCGGTGTCGGTACCTTGCGCGGCAACGAGGAAATGATGGACAGCTACGGCTATCCGATTTGGGCGGATTGGGGCCGCAACGCGGTCGCCAACAACCGCGCCACCAACAAGGAAAGCTCGTTCGATGTCCGCTCCACCGCGCGCAACCTTCTGCGTGGCTGGTCGCGGCGCATCATTCGTGACGATCTCGTGGATGGCCTGATGGCGATCCCGACTGCTTCGGTGCAGCCGGGCCGCTTCACAACACCCGGCAACCGCGTCAACGGCGTGAAGTGGACGCTCTCGACCGCCGCACAGCAGAACTCCTGGGTGTCGGCGCAATTCGACCGCGTGATCTTCGGTCATCAGTTGTCGAACTACTCGACCACGATGGCTACCGCGCTCGGTAATCTGGTCGCTGGCACCGACCAGATGACGGCGGCTATCGGCTCGATTGCCAAGGGCCTTGCGAAGCAAACGGGTTATGACCCGAACGTCCCCGGCCAGTACAACGGTCGCCCCAAGATCACGCCCTGGGAGATCGAGGAACTGGACGAGGAAATGTATGTCTGTTTCCTCGGTGACAAGGCTTTCGCCTCGTTGCAGGCCGACCCTGTGATGTCCCAGGCCAACCGTGACGCCCGTGTCCGTGAAAACAACCCGACCGGAACAAATCCGATCTTCACGGGCGGGGCACTGCTCTATGATGGCATTCTCTACAAGAACATCCCCGAGATCACCTCGCGGCTGATCCTGAAAGCCGCAGGCTCGGGAAGTGCGGATGTCGAACCGTTCTTCCTGTGCGGCCAGGCGGCGATGGCTTATGCGATGGGCCAGATGCCGCGCCCGACCACGCTTGAGGACGGCGATTACGAATTTGTTTTCGGCATCGGCATCGAAGTCCAGTACGGCGTCGGAAAGATTGCGAAGGCGCCGCTCGCGGTGACGAACGCCACCGCAGGCGACCTCGTTGATTGGGGCATGGTGACGGGCTTCGTCACCACGAAGTAAACCCGGCCCGGCAGCATTCATTGCTCGCCGGGCCTTTTCAACTCCAGCGAAAGGACCATCACGATGGGTATTCGCATTGCCTACAAGCAGCCCCAGGCCGGGGCACAGGGTTTTGCCCGCACGCGCAAGGTGATCGGCGGCGCCGCCAGTGTCGGCGGCGTCAACGCCAACGATCTGACCTTGAACGCACAGACCGCACTGTTCCGGGTGCCGAAGGATTTCGTCATCACCGGCTGGTTCGGCCCGAACATTCCGAAGCTCGACAGCGGCGCGGCGCTGGTCATCAATATCGGCGACATCGGAAACACCGCGCGGCTGTTGTCGGCTTCCACCATCGGCCAGGCGGGCGGCGCACTGCCTGCAATTGCGGCGGGTGCGCTCTATTATCAGTATCCCGCCGACACCGATGTCCTGATGACCGTGGGCACCGCCGCCGCTGGCGCGCAAGCCTCGCCCAATCCGGTCACGATCTATCTTGAGGGCTTCATCGCGCCGTAAAAAACCGGGTGTTTCATGTGAAACACCCAACCATTACGCATAGAGAACAAGGAGTTATGGCGATGAAGAAGCTATCCGTGACCTACCACGCCCCGAAGGGCGACAGCAAGGTCGTCGAAATTTGGGGCCACACATTTTACGACGGGAAGGCGGAAGAAGTGATCGTGGAGGACGGCATTTACGACACCATGAAGCGCAACCGCTTCTTTGAGTGCGGCAAGCCGACCGACCTCACCGACGAACAGGCCGAACAGGAGCGCGAGAAGGCCGCTACGCCGCAGCCGGAACACGCTGGAGAGCCCGCAGCCAAGCCGGGCAGTCACAGCAGCCCCAGGGACGAGACGCACCACAGGGGCCGCTAGATGCCGCTCACCTACACGTCGGAACAGGCGATCAACAAGGCCGCCTCCGACCTCGGCAAGTACGTTCCGGGCGAAGCCCTTGGCGATGTCGAACATCAGGTGTTGAGCGACCGGCTCGACAACGTGATTGACGAGATCGGGAAGATCGTCGCGATCTCCGACCGCGACGAAATTCCCGCCATCGCTTTTGAGAGCGTCGCGGTGTTGACCGCGATGTTCGCGGCCTCGGAATTTTCCAACACCCCGGTTGACTACAGCGCGGTCGAAGCCGTGGAGCGGCGCCTTCGCTACCTGATTGCGCAGGCGCCGACCTACGAACCCGTGCAGGCGTTTTACTTCTGATGACCGACGTACCTTTTCCGATGCTCACCACGCCCGGCCAGCAACCGCAGGTGAGCGGGGGACGATTGCTTAATTGTTATCCCGAACCGAATGCTTCGACCGCAGGGAAACCAAATTCCTACTGGCGCGTGCCGGGCCTCAACGTGTGGGGCACGGCTCCGTCAGGCACCTATCGCGGCGGCATCCTTGTCAACAACGTGTTCTATGCCGTGTTTGGCACCACGGTTTACACCTGGGCCTCGACAGGCGGGGCGGGAACAGCCTTGACCGGCTCGGTGCCCGGCACGGGCTGGGTGTGGTGGGCGGCCAACCAGAACGGCGACATCGCGCTTGTTTCCAGCGGCAATGCCTTCATCATTTCCTCTGGCACCGTCGCAAATTATCCGCTCGGCTCGGGTGGAGCTTCCATCGGTAGCCCGAACGGGCTGGTGTTCCATCAGTCGTTTTTCATTTTCACCTATGGCAGCGGCAAGGTCCAGGCGAGCGATCCCAATTCGACCAACATCAACTCGCTCAACAATGCCAGCGCCGAAAGCAAGCCCGACGCGCTCTATCGTCCGATGCCGCTCGGCAACGGTCAGCTTCTCCTGGTGGGGGCCTCCACCATTGAAGTGTGGGGCGGCGAGAACGACACGGGTTTCCCGTTCTCCTATGTCTCGACCATCTATCGCGGTGTGCCCGGTCCAAGGGCGATTGCTGGCAATGAGGATGGATGGGGCAAGGGAATTTTCTTCGTCGGCGACGACAACAAGGTGTCCACGCTTTCCGGTTACACGCCTACCCCGATTTCGGTTCCCGATCTGGATCAACTGATCGAAGCGGAGCCCGACAAGACCAAAATTTCCGTGGGCGTCTATGTGGCTCGGGGACACGGCTTCGTCGTGGTGCAGGGCGTCAACTGGTGCTGGGAATACGACACCACGTTGCAATCGTGGCATGAGCGGCGGTCCTATCTGCAAAACTACTGGCGCGGCTATCAGCCGATCTGTCTCAATTTCGGATCAAATCCGATCTGGCTGTGCGGTGACACACTCGGTCCGAACCTCCTGCAAATCTCGGGTACGGTGCGCAGCGAAGTCGGCAATCCCCTGCGGATGCGAATTGAAACCGGCCCGATGGGCGCGTTCCCGCAAAAGCTTCGGATCAACACCATAGAACTCTATCTGACCAAGGGTGTTTCCAACGCGCTCGGTCACGATCCCGACGAAACCAATGCCACGGTGGAGATCGCGATCTCGCGCGACGGCGGCACGACATGGACACAGTACCGCCAGGTCGCCATCGGCAGGCAGGCGGTCGCTGACGGCAGGGTGTGCGCCTCCAAATGGGGACAGGCCGACATCCAGGGCGTGCGCTGGCGCTTTCAGGAGAGCGCCGGGCTCAATTTCGCGTTCATGGGTGCCGACATGATTTCGGAGACATTGCGATGAGAACCAACATCGCGTTGCCAGCGCAGAACGTCCCGATCCAGATGCCTGACGGCTCGATCAATCCGATCTGGTACGAAAAACTCAGGACCATCGAGGCGTTCCTGAATTTGTTCGGCTACATCGAGTTTCCCTCGCTGCCGTCAGGCGCGCACAGGCCGCCGCCCTACGCGCCGCCGACCTATCCGAATTTGAGCGTCACGATCACGGCGGGGCAATATTTGCGTTGGGACGACACCAACAAGATTATCTATCCGGGGTAGGAGCATGGCAAGCTGGCTCGATACCGTATTCGGCGGCGGTGCAGAGAAGGAAGCCGCAACCAAGGACATCGCCGCTGCCAATCAGTACGGGCAGACGGCGAACACCGCCCTGCAACAGGGCTATCAGACCGGCACGGGCGCCATCGGCTCTGCGATTGGAGCTTACCAGCCGCTCGTGGGGCTTGGGCAGTACTACAATCAGGGCGGCCAACTCCTGGGTGGCGCTCTCGGCTTCGGCGGCCCACAGGGCACCGCAGCGGCACAGGCGGCGTTCCAAAATGCGCCGGGTTATCAGGGCGCAATCACGGCGGGCCTCGATGCGATCAACCGCCGTCGCGGCGTCGGCAGCATGTCCAATTCCGGCAATGCCGACGAGGACGCGCTGACCTTCGCACAGAATTTGCAGAACCAGCAGTACAACACATGGCTGCAAAATCTCCAGAGCACGGCGGGCATGGGCTTGCAGGCGACCGGGCAGGGTGCGGCGGGAACGGCGGCGGGCTATGGCTCATTGGCCGACCTCGCACAGAACTACGCCACCAACCAGGCGGGCGTTGCGGGCAACATCGAGAACACCACGGTCGGCGCCAACAATCTTCAAGCCGCAGGACAGGCCGCTGGCGCAAAAAATCTGCTCGGTGCGGGCATGTCGCTGGCTTCGCTCGCGATGGGCGGTGGCGGCGGTTTTGGAAGCTTGCTCGGTGGCGGCGGTGCCTCTGCCGTTCCCGGCGCGGTCGGTCCGACCTCGGTTGGCGGACAGCCACTCGGCAAGAGCCCGACATGGTGGGGCGGGATGATAGGATAAAGACATGGCGATTTCCTCGCTTTCCTTCCCGCAACCGCAGGCGTTCTCGGAAGCCAATATCGACTGGTCGCCGCTGGCCAATCTCGGCAATGTCTTTCAGCAGGCACAGGATCGCCAGCGCAAATTGTCGGCCCTGCAACAGTTGGGCGCGGACCAGAAGCAAAACGCGCTCGCACTTATTCAGAGCGGCGATCCACAACTGGCGGCGCAGGGCATCGGCCTGCAAAATACACTTTCCTCGCAGGCGCGAGAGGATGTGCGCTATGCTGTCACCGACAAACGCGCGGACGCGGAACTGGCAATTCGGCAGGCCGCCGCGCGGCGTGAACAGGAGCGGGTTGACAAGCAGGACGCCGACGAGGCGGCGGCGGCAAAATTGATTGCCGGGCTCACGGGCCGCGCACCGCCCGCCGATGTGTTCACGCGCGGGGCCGCGCCGCTCGCCGCGATGCCTCAAACCGGGGCTCCGCAGGCCGCGCCGGATCAGGCTGCGGCAGCACCGCCGCAGACCATCCCGCCGTCTCCCATTGCGCCAAGTCAGGTGACGGCGGCGCCAGTCGTGGACCGGATCGCAAATAATCTGACCTCTGGCGCTCCTGCTGAAAGTGCGGGGATTTCCCGTGACCAGCTTGCGGAACTCTATCGCAACCCCGTCACCAGGCCGATTGCGACCGCATTCCTGCAAAAGCAGTTTGAGCCCGGCAAATGGAAATACGAAAAGCTTGAGGACGGCAGGCTCGTTGCCGCCAACGAGAGCACGGGCGTCACCAAGGACGTGACACCGCCGTCCGCGAGCGGAGAACCGCCGAAGGGCAAGGACCAGCGCGAACGTGACGCGCGCTTTGCCGACGCGAAGGCGCGCGGCTTTGACGACACCACGGCGAACTATGTCGCGATCAACGGCAAGCTGCCGAAGGAGGATTTGTCACCGACCGAAATGAAGGCGGTCACGGACGCGCAAAAGCAGGTGATCTCGGGTCAGGACGTGCTCGACAACATCGCCCGGCTTCGGGAGTTGTCGCCTACGGCATGGTCCGGCTGGGGCGCCACCAAGCGCGCGAGCATGGTCAATGCATTGCTGCCGAACGATTGGGTGCCGCAGGGTGCGGTTGACACCAAGGAAATGTCCAACGTCGCCTTGCAGAACGTCGCGAGCCAGGCCAAGGCGGTATTCGGTGCGCGGCTTGCCGTTGCCGAAGTGAAGCTCCTCAACGAGATCGAGACGACGCCGGAAATGTCCGATCCCGAACGGCAGGCGGTTTACACGCGGCTGGAAAAGATGATGAAGCGGCATGTCGATGCTGCGAATGCGGAAGCGGAGGGTATCCGCAATCGTACCTATTTCAAGCCGGGCAGTGCGCCGCCAGGACCGGCCACACAGCAGCCATCAGCCGCGCCGCAAGCGACGCTAAAGCCGTCCGACAGGATTGCCAACAAGGCGAGGGCGGCGATTGCCCAGGGTGCCGATCCCAGGCAGGTGCGGCAACACATGATCGACAATGGTTACGATCCGGGCGACATCGGGCAATAGATGGCTGACGATCTGTCATTTGACCAATTTATTCCGAACAGGAGTAACAAGCGAAGCCGGGAAATTTCGTTTGATGAATTGGTCCCCACGAAAACCGAAGGCGGCGTTCTCTCCGATTTCGGCAGCGAAACCGCCAAGGCATTCCGGAGCGGCCTAGAGCACTGGCGCGGCAGCGACACGCCGCGCGGCGAAGTCGATGCGCAGGGCGGCGGCTTTCTCTCGTTCAATCCGATTGCTGGCCCGCTGCGGACGGCGGGCGATGTTTTCGGGCGCGCGGCTGCGCCCATCGAAATGTTGTCGTCGCCCGTCGTCGGCGGCCTTCATGCCTTTGGCGGGCGCGGGCTGGCGGCGCTTGAACGTCTTGCTGGCGAATATGGCGTCAATCCCGCGCTGCGGCGGCTCGGTTTGCCCGAACAGCATCCCGACAGCGGGCAGATGTACGAACAGGCCAAGTCCGACATCGACAAGGCCATGTTGGCGGCAGGACCGGGCCGCACCTCGGTTGCGGTGACGGGTGCACCGCTCGGTCAACTCGGACGTGGCGTTGAAGCCGACATCGCGGCGGCGGAAAGGGTGCGCGAGGCGGGGTTGGCGGCGCGCGAGGCGAAACCCCCGCCCGTGCCTGACGCGGTACAGGAGGCGTTACAGCGGCGCAGGGAAGCCGGGACGCCCCTCGACATTCCGCGCGCCGTGACCAGCGCAAGCCCCGTCGTCAGGGCTGGCGGGCAGGCGCTTGCGGTCGCGCCCGTCGTCGGTACGCCATTGCGGGAAGCCGTGCAGGCCGTTCCGGCGCGCATGGGCGAAGCCGTTGAAAATCTGGCGCAGCAGCACAGCGCCGAACTGCCTGGAAATATCGTCGGCGGCGGCATCGAACGGAATTTGAGCGCGGCGGCCAGAAGCGAGGCTGCGGATGCACAGGCCGCAGCGGAAGCCGATCACGCCGCGCGGGTACAGGCATGGGAGCGTGAGAATGCTGACCGCGAAGCCGCGATCAACGCGCGGCAGTCGGCGGGCGCGGATGTCGCAGAGCGCACCCTGGGAAATGTCGCGCCGATGGAAATGGCGCAGGACACCATCGGCGACGTGCAGAGCGCGCACCGCCAGGCGAGGGCGCGCAAGGATGAACTTTACGACGACGTGAACAGGCTCGACGCGCGGGTTAAAACATCGGCGTTCACTGATTTGCGTCAGCACGCGGAAAAGGCGCTCACCGATGCTGGCGTTGACATCGACGATCCCGGCACGAATGCCGCCAGGATGCTCAATGAACTGGACCGTCTTTCCGGCAAACCGGGCGAAGCACCGCCGAACGTGCCGCCAAGGCTGATGCAGGCGTTGCAGCGCGAGTATGGCGGCAACGTCCCGGCCAGTGCGCTTGAACAACTCGGCTTCCCCGGTGGCGTCGAAGCCACGCCACCGGATTTCCGCATGACCGGCGCTCATGCTCCCGCGCCCGGTGCAGACGCCATTTCGGTGCAGGGCCTTGAGCATCTGAACAGGCGCATTGGCCGCCTCGGAATGGGTGCGGAGACGCCAGCGGACCGCAATGCTTCACGGATCATCAAGGGGGCATGGGATGACTGGCGCAATGATGCGCTCGGCACTCACCTGACGGCGGACAGCGAGGCGGGTTCGGGCGCGGTGATCGGTGCCGCGAGGGCGGCCCATCGCGATCTGATGGAGCGATTTGGTTACAACTATGCGAGGCAATCGGAAGGCGAGCCGCGCAATGCTACCAAGCTTCTCAACCAGATCGTGACGGGTGGCCTCGGACCGGAAGGGTTGCGAGACAATCTGATCGGCGCCAGGCCCGGCAATCGCCGCGTATCCGCACCGCTTTACGAGGCAATCAGCAGGGCCGTTCCGAACGCTGGCGAGTTTCGCAACCGCTTGCGCGGCGCCTACTGGAATACGATGAGCGAGGGCAGTCCCGCGACCGTCGCGCGCAATGTCGAAGGGCTGACGCCGACGCGCATGGGCTCACACCTGTTTGAGCCTCATGAACACGATCTGATGCGCGGTTACGCCGACTTGTCGCAACAGACGCCGCAGCAATTGAAGGAAGCCGCGCGGCTTGCGAGGGAGAACGAACCCAGGCTTGTTGCCCCGGAACCGGGCAGGGCGCAGGACGTGGCTTCAAAAGTCCTTGGCCGCAATCGCAGCGATGAGCAAATCCTGTCCACGCTGGATCGCATGGCGCGCGAGGGCGGCGACATCAAGAATTTTGCGCGGGCCTGGGGCCGCATGTCGGATACCAGCCGCGATGAATTTCGCGGCGCGTGGCTGCGCAACATGGGCGGCGGCGGCGAGGATTTTAGCGTCGCCAAATTCGTAAAGAATTGGGACAGCTATTCCGACCAGGCCAAGGCGGTGTTGCTCAACCGCGAGCATCGGCAGGCGATGCAGGATTTCCACACCATTGCGAAGGAATACAGCGACACGCTGAAAAAGTACGGCAACCCGTCGGGAACCGCCCAGGTTTCGGCGTGGCACAATCTCCTCAAGGGAGCGCTCAAGACCGGGGCGGGCGTCGCGGCGGGGACGGCGGGCCTGCTTCATCCCTTCGGTGTCGCGCTGGCCGGGCTCGGGTTGCGCGGGGTTGCCAGGGTGCTGGCGACGCCCCAGGGCGCACAGCGGATCACGCGCTGGAACCGGCTCGCGCAAGCCTACAATCGTGCGCCAAGCACCGGGAAGCTGACCGCGCTGCAAAACGTCACGCGCCTCCTCGACAGTGACAGCCGCAACTAGCCGCGTTCCATCTGCGCTGCCGCCCAGCACAGGAAGGCTGCAATAAGCAGCAGGATAACCGTCGTCATTTCGTAATCCTTCCGAACCCGCCCCGTGGCGGGTTTTCTCCTGGGACCGATCATGTCGGGTACAATAAACCTCTCGCTCTCGCAACAACTGGATGAATACGGCCAACCGCTTTCTGGCGGCAAGCTTTACATCATCCAGGCGGGCACGGTGGCGACGCCGCAAAACGCCTATCAGGACACGGCGCTGACGATTGCCTTGCCGAACCCGATCACGCTGGATGCAGCCGGGCGCATTCCGCAATTTTTCCTCGCGGACGGTCAGATCAAGGTCCGTTTGCAGGACAAGCTCGGCGTCGTCAAATTCACCGCCGACAATCTCCTGGTGATCGGGCCTTCCGGGGGAAGCGGCGGCGGCGGCGGCACGGTCGATGCCACCACGGTTTTGCAGACCGGCGACATCAAGGTTCGCTATGACACCGCCATCATCGCCGGTTTCGTGCGCTGCAACGGCAAGACCATCGGGTCGTCGTCGTCGGGCGCGACCGAACTGGCCGACCCATCCACGCAAGCCCTGTTCCTGCATCTGTGGAACAAGGATACCTCGCTTGTCGTCTCGGGTGGCAGGGGTGCGAGCGCGTCCGCCGACTGGACCGCAAACAAGCAGATCGCGCTGCCCGATGCGCGCGGGCGCGGCATCGTGGCGCTCGCGGACATGGGCAACAGCGATGTCGGATATTTTTCGGGCGTGCCTTTCAGCAAGGGCAATCAGACGACGCTTGGCTCGCTTGGCGGCATCATCAATTCAAACATCATACTGGGGACAGCCAATCTGCCGCCCTACACGCCGGGCGGCTCGATCTCGGTCACGATTGACAACGTGTCGATGCACTATCCCTGCCGGAATTATTTCAACGGCAGCGGCGCGACCGTCGCCGAGGTGCAATTGGGTGCCAACACTGCTCCCTCTGGCGGGACAATCAGCGCGACGTTCGACAGCGGCACGGCGCATGGCTCCTTCGCTGGCTCTGCGCAGGGCGGTTCGTCCGCGCCATTCAACGTCACCACGCCGTTCATGCTGTTCACCATCTACATGAAGCTCTGACCATGTATCACGGCCACGTCTCCAACGCCTCCAACCGCGCCGACTGGCAGGAGGCGTGCGTGCTCACCGACATGGACACGGGCGACCTCATCGACATTTCGCTGTGCCGTATCACCATGACGCTGCGCTCGATGCGGCGTAATCCGAACAGCTATTTCAACGACGGGCTATATGGCCCGGTTTTCCCCGACAGCATCACGCTCACAGGTTCGACCGACACCGGAGAAATTACGCTGGTCGATGTCGGCACGTTTCAATGGTTGTTTCCGGCAAGCCGGATGGCTGGCATCCCGCAGGGCGAATACCAGATTGGCGTGCGTATTTCCCAGGATGCCCGCACCGTGCAACTGATCGTCGGCACCGCCAACGTGATCGAGGGGATCGACACCCAATGAGCGGCCTCAAGCTGAAAGTCGTTCCGCTGTTTCCCGCGCAACTGATCGGGCGCACCGGCATCGACGTGAACAAGGCCAACGGCAATTATTACCTCGATCTCGATTTCACGCAGTTTCCGGTATCGCCCAACTCGCCGCCCAATCCGAATTTGTACGTGCTGGCGTGGGACATCGTAGCCAAGCAGTTTGTGCTGGTGCCGAAATGACCGTTTCGTTCCTTTCCGTGCAGCCCAAGGCGATGAAGCTGAAAGTCTCGCCGCGCTTTCCCGCGCTCCTGATCGGGAGAACGGGAATTGCGGTCAACAAGGCTAACGGCAATTACTATCTCGATCTCGCCTATCAGGACTTTCCGGTTTCTCCTGTGGTTCCGGCCAACCAGCAAGTGCTGGTCTATGATCCCGTCAGCGGCAACTACGTCACGGTGCCTGCGGTGCAGTTTGGCGGCGGTATCTCGGCAGACGCTCCGCTCGACGGCTTCGCCTATGGCCGCCAGAGCATCACCGGCACGATGCAATGGTCCAGGGTGCTGCCGCTGGTCGGCGGCTTCCTGTCCGGCCCACTCGGCATCAATAATGCCGCCATGGTCGGCACCGAGAGCCTGCACGTCACCGGCCCCGGTGGTGCGGGTGACGCCTTTGCCGCGATCTTCGACGGTGCGAACACCGCATCGCGCAACAGTGTCACCATCGACAACACCGCAGCCGCCTCGATCAACAATCTCGCCTCGCTATCGCTGCGCGCCAACACCGACACGCCGCAAATCCGCACCCTGTTTCGTATCGATGCCGCCTTCTCGACCATTGCCGACGCCACGCGCACTGCGACGGTAACATGGTCGGCGGCGGCGACCGGCGTGTTTTCTCCGATCATGCAGGTTGTCGGCAAGGCAATCACGCTGCAAGCGGGCGCGACGTTGACGCTCGACAGTGATCCGTCCGCAGCAAAGATGGCCGCGACGAAGCAGTATGTCGATGCCCGTGCGTGGCAGGAAGTGCCGCAGGACGCCTTCATCTATGGCCGCACCTATGGCGGTTCCGGTCCTTTCGCATGGGCCAAGACGGTGCCGGAAGCACCAAGCACCGGCATCATCTACGGCAGGCAGAATGGAGCCTGGGTGGCTGCGGGTGGCACCAGCGCCGTGCCGCCGCGCTCCTATCTTGCAGGGCTTGGGCTTGCCAACAATGCTTCTTTCCAGACCAATTTCAATATTGCGGCTGGCCTTGCCCTCGACAGCACCAATACGCAAATGATGGCGCTGGCGTCGTCGCTGGTGAAAACCAACGCCGCTTTCTCTGCGGGCAATGGTGGCGGATCGCTGGACGCGGCGCTCGCAGTTGGCTGGTGGCATGTTTTCCTGATTATGAACGTCTCGACATCCGCCGTCGATGTCGTTTGCAGTCAGACCGCAACGCCCGCGAGCGGCCCGACCAACATGCCTTCCGGTTTCACGCTGTTTCGTCGCCTCGGCTCGCTCTACAATCTTGCAGGCAATACATGGCGTCCGTTCGTGCAGCTTGGCGATGATTTTTTGTGGGTGGCTCACATTCAGGATATCGCGTCTGCGACGCAAGTTCCGAACATAAGCGCATTCCTGGTAACGCTATCAGTGCCCCCCGGCGTGCAGGTCGAAGCGAAATTCCAGATTGGCCTTAGTCCTCCAACGGGCGGATCGAATGCGGTGATGGTGTCCGCCTTGGACGAGGCGGATCAAGCCCCCTTCGCTGGCGCTGGCGGCAATTACGACGCCACCATTTACGCAACCTCCGTTGCCGGGTTTGCGGTTGGGAGATTTCAGGCCCGCACAAGTACAGGCGGCCAGATCAGGCTTCATGCGACCAATGCAGCAGCAGGCTCAAATTGGTCGCTGATAAGCTTCGGTTATACCGACCGGCGCGGGAGAGACGCCTGATGCCTTACGTTTCGCGCAACGACAGCAATGCCATCAACGGAATGTATGCAAACCTGCAACCGGGATACGCGGAAGAATTTCTGCCCGATGATGACCCGGAGGTTGTTGCGTTCCTCGATCAGCCGCCGCCCCAGCCGCCGCGCGATCCCAATTCGCGGCTCGATGACGGTGTGACGGCAGCGCAGGAGGTGATGTCGCAGCCGCCATCGGACTTCGCACCGCCGCTCGCGTCGGGGCGGGCAGTGGGGCAGGAGCAATTCGACGCGCTGGCGGCACAGGTGAACCAATTGCAGGCCGCCGTGAAAGCGATGCTTGAAGCACACGCCCAAGTGCAGCCGGGGCCGGGATGATGTTCATTCCCGTGCTTTTCAGCATCATCGCCCTGCACGGTGCCGATGGCCGCGAGGTTGATGTCAACCCCGCCGAGATCACCAGCTTGCGCGAGGCGCGGTCCGACGATCCGGGTGAAAGGCATTTCGTCAGCGGTGCACATTGCCTGATTAACCTCACTGACGGCAAATTCGTCGCCGTGGCGGAAACCTGTGCGCAGACGCGCGTGCTGATTTCCGACGAAGTGAAGCGGTTACAGGAGATCGTCAGCCGCGAGTACAAGGACAAGGGGTTTGAGCCATGACCAAGATCGTGATGTCGTCCGGTCACGGCAAATATGTCCGTGGCGCGTCCGGTCTGATCGACGAGGTTGAGGAGGCGCGAAGGGTAGTGCCGCGCGTTGCGGAATTTTTGCGGGCGCATGGTCATCAGGTCATCGAGTTTCACGACAACACCTCGATCACGCAGAACGAAAACCTCGACACCATCGTCAATTTCCACAATTCGCAGGATCGCGATCTCGACGTGTCGGTACATTTCAACGCCTATATTCCGACCGATGGCGCACGTGGGACCGAAGTGCTCTACGTCACTCAGGAGGATTTGGCGGGCCGGATCGCGGCGGCGATCTCGCGCGCAGGCCATCTGGTCAATCGCGGCGCACATTACCGCACCGATCTCGCGTTCCTCAACGGCACCGACGAACCGGCAATCCTGATCGAAGTCTGCTTTGTCGATGCGGCCAGTGACGTTGAAAACTATCAGAACAATTTCGACGCGATCTGCGCTGCCATCGCAGGCGTGGGCGAGGCTGTCAGGCCTTCGCTGGTTCGCTTCCGTGGTCCGTGCTCGTGGTTCGGCGGCCCCGACGATATGGGCGTTGCGCCCGACGAAGGGCTGGCGTTCATCTACGACTACGACGACGCGCCGTATCTGTTTCTTGACGAACAGCCTCCGGGGACTACGGGGCTTGCGCGCCGTCTCGACCCTGACGTGTTCTATGTGGCGTGCCGCTGGGACTATGACGTGACGCCCAAGGACATGCTGGCCGACCCGAACCTGCGTGCGCTGGTGAGGACGGCGGACAGGGCTTTCCTCGCCTGGCCTGCCGACTGGGGGCCGCATGAGGACACGGGCCGCGCCGCCGATCTCTCGCCCGGCTTGATGCAGGCGCTCGATCTCATGACCGACGACGGCGTTGAGGTGATCTATCCCGTACCCGTCACACTGAGGAGCTAGACCAATGCCCTTCACATCGCAGGCGCAGCGCGGCTTGATGCACGGCATTGCCGAAGGCCGCTATCATCGCGAGGGACTTCCCAGGGCCACCGCACAGAAGCTCGTTGACGAGGACAAGCCGGGCAAGCTGCCGCACCACGTCAAGGAGGAGAAGGGCGAGAAGAAGAAGGACAGCGAACGCCGCGAGCCCACGCACTATCCGCCGCTCTCGATGATGATGCACATGCGCAAATGAAAACAGCCGCCCGAAGGCGGCTGTCTCACAACTCTCAAATCATACTCCCGATCTGCCCCTCGCGCCATCCGGCGCGGGGGGCTTTTTGTTGTCTCAGCCGTTGCGGATCGCTTCAAGAGCGGCCCTGCCCGAGAGCGGCATCTTCTTGAGATCGCCGCGCTGCTTGGCTTTCATCTTGTCGATGCGTCCGCGTGCCTTCCGGCGTTTGGTGTCCGCCTGTTCCTCCTTGATCGCCGCCGCCGCTGCGTCGTCGGCAGCAGTGTCACGTTTCAGGAAAGCGGGGATGGCGAGATCAGGAACGGCCTTCACCGGATCGGGCGTGACGAGCGCAGCGCCTTCCGGTTTTGGCATCCCGGCGATCTTGCGCAGCACCGGCTCCGCAATCGTCTCCGCTTTAGCCATGGTCGGCGCTGCCTTCTTCCCCAGCCGCTTACGCTGCTTCTGCAACCGCTCGATGGTGTTGACCGCGCGCTTTAGCTTGGTCCCCCACCGGGCGAGGCGTTCGTCTATTTGTTCAACGGTCATCCTTCTCATAGTGCGATCTCACATTTTCAAACAGCCCGCGTGACACTATTGCCCGCGCGTGAGGAAAGACTAGCACGGTCGAATTTTTTGCTGATCGGATTTGCTACGCCAGACAATGTGAAGCCGCAGCGTTTCGCGCAAAACAGCCTCGCAAAAAAAATAAAAAGATGGAAACCGCCGCGTTGCGATTGTCAGAAACGCCACGTCACACTCGCCAAACCCCTTGTTCGACAGGGTTTGCGATTGTAACAATTCGTTATGTCGGGCCTAGATCGGGAATGTGATGCCTGTGCCGCGTTCCCATTGAAACACGGTGTAATCGCCGCCATCGGTGATGATGATCCGCTTCACGATTGAATTTTCATCGCTCGCCCCGACGACGCAATATCGTGCCAGTTCGACCGCCTGTTTTGCTGGCAAGTCTCGCTCGACATAGGAATGAACGCCATCGTCGTAAAACTCGACAACCGAAAATTCGCCTTCGCCTGCATCCAGAGTGTCAAGATCAATCATCACGCAATGATCCTCTGCACGAACGCAAAATTGTGCGGCGGCTGGTCGAAGTACCACGGTGCGACGTTGAAGCGTGATCCGCAGTTGTCGCAGGCGACGTTGCGCGACAGACCTCCGCGCGGGCCGGGCACAAGCTTGGGCATCCGGCAATCGGGACAGTTGCCCTCGTTGAGCGCACCGACGATGCGCTGGTAATCGGGGTGATCCTCGCGGATGTTCTCAATTCTCACTCGGACACCTCTGCGACGTTGACGGCATGCTTCCCCGGCTCGTATTCCTCAAGCCAGATGCGCCCTGCGAACAAGTCTGCCCACACGGCTGCGGATGCGCCGTGTGGCCCGGAAAAGCCGAACGCCCTTGCGACCATCTGCATGACCTCCGGTCCCGGTACCTTGGCGGGATTGTGCGACGACACCGACAGGTGCCGGATCATGCCAGCCGGTTGCTCCTCAAATGAGAAATTGGCGCGATAGGTGCCGAGCATCACGGTTTGAGGGGGATAGTCGCGGCGGACCTTATCGGTATTGCCCTTCCGCCCGGAAAGCGGGAGCGTTGCAGTCGGAGGCGCGCGGTCATCGACAACGATTTCCCGCATGCGCTCCCACGGCACCGGACGCGCCCTCGCGCGCTCGATGGCATCATGGATTGCCTTTTCCTCGCTCGCGCCCAGGATCAAAATCGTCATGGCTCAATCCTCATCGGGAAAATCCCGGTCAAGCTGGTTCGCCGAAGGTGCCAGCAGCATGACCTCGTTGGGCGGGCCTTCCCGCTGCCAGCGCGTTGCGTCGTGGACGATCTGTCTGGCGTGCGTCTCGGTGTAGTGCCCGGCCTTCCTGGTGTCGGTGGTGTAGCCGTGGCAACCTGGTCCCCAAAAGGCCCGATGCTCATTCGACCAGATCAGCCATATCATGCATGTCCCCCCTCGATGCCGTGAACGCTCTCGATGCCTTCGCTTGCTATCGCCAGCATCTTCATGGTGGCTTGCGGATCATCGTCGTTGCCGCCGAAAAAGATCGGGGCCTCGCGCCGCTCATCCCATATGACCAGGCAGAAGCGGCGCGGCTCGTTGGGGTCGGTGTTGAGCGCCGCGTCGATCCCGGCGATGATGCTGGCGATGGTGTCGCGTTCTTGGGTCATGGGCCTCTCCACAAAAACCAGTGCAGGCGGGCCACGTCCTGATTGCAGGGATTGGGTGTCTTTGCGCCAAGCCCAAACTCCGACTTGTCGATGGCCTGCCAGCCGTCGCAGCCCATCACCGAATTTGCCATCGCCTCCACGTCCTCCCTTGTCCATGTCGGCGGGGCGCAGATCGAACAGGAGATATCGTGAAGCCGCGCGAACACGAAGGCGCGTTCCGGTTTCAGCGCAATGCCGTCAGGGTGGCTGATCGTCATGCCGGGACCAGCTTCATGGCGGCCTCGATCATCCGTTGTAGCTCGCGCTCGCCCTCGGGGCCGTCTTGCGTCGCCGCGACCTCGCGCAAATAGGGAAGCCCCTTTTCAATGGCGGCCATGATCTCCTCACGGGTGGCAATCCTGCCCTCGCAATACCAGAGCGTTTCGACCGGCTCGCCGATCTCAAACAGCCTGCCGCCCCTGCCGTCGCTGATAGGCCGATAGCTCCTCGTGATCCAGATCAGCGTCGCGCCGGGGTTGTGGTCAAGGTGGATGCCGAGGGTAACGCCTGCGGGGGTGTCAACCGTGTTGCGCCGCGCTCGTGGCCTCGACAGGAACGGGCACGCCCTGACGGCATATTCGGCGCAGTCCCGATGGCTTGGCGGCTCGCTGGAGACGCGATTGATCGAACACATGGGACCGATGACGAAGGCGAGAAACCGGCCCAGCGGGGCTCCGCAGAGCCAGCAAAGCCGCCTCCTGTAAGCCATGATGACCTTGGGGGCATCGACGGCGCGGAAGTCCCATTCGCCCTTGACCTTCGGGACGAACCACGGCACCGGGAAACCCCGGTCATTGACCGGCAGGTGCTTCATCCGCGCCGGAAGCGCGATGTCCCTGATGGCAGCATTGAGCATGACGGCCTCCGTGGCCCTGTCACTCGTCGTTTACCAGTGTCTCGATCATCAGGCGCATTTGCGTCTTGAGCTTGTCGGGCAGCAGCATGAACACCTTTGCGAGGCGATAGGCGTCGCGGTCGAAGGTCGCCGTCTCGCCCAGGCGGGCCGCGTTGCCCCATCCCATCAACTCGTGCGGGGTGGTGTTGAGAAGGCGGGCGATGTCCATCAGCCGCGTTGTCGCAATGCGGTTGCTGCCCTTCTCGTATTTCTGGATTTGCTGGAACGTCAGCTTGAGCGATTTTGCGAGCGCTTGCTGGCTCATTTTCTGATCGGTGCGCAGCGCGCGGATGCGAAGGCCGATTTCCTTGTCCAGTGTGGTACGTGCTCGTGGGCTCAGTCTCGGCATCACTTGCCCTTTGCGGCTTCCTCGATCTCAAGCTTTGCCTTCTTGATCTCGCGCTCAAAGTTGATGTCCTTGGTTTTTACGAACTCCTCGCGGTAGCCCAGCGCATAGACGATGGCGCAGACCGTGGCGTGCTGCGGCTTGCGCGTTGCGCCTTCAAACCAATTGTGAAGGGTGGAGGCGGCAACGCCGCTGATGACGTGGATTTCGGAATGGCTCAGACCTTCATCCTTGACGATGGTGCGAACCTTGTCGATCACCGGGTCTTTGTCCACGAAGTTATAGGAGCGATAAACCATCGACCCGCCGCGCTTGCGGTCATGTCCGTTTTTCTTAGGCATCGCCCTGTTCCTCGGCCTTCATGACGGCGGCGATCTTCTGTGCCTCGCGCAGCCCCGCCGCCGTCAGGCGGAACACGCCCGGTTGAGCTCTGGTGACGTATTTTTTCCTCCTGAAAACGGTAAAGATCGGGCTCACGCTCTTTCCTGCCATGCCGTGACTTTCCAGCATCGCGCCCGCCGTCTTGTTGGTGATGGTATGATCTGGCGTCTCGATCATCGCCAGCAGGACGCGCGTTGACGACGGGACTTTACCGCGCTTGCCGCCGCCGCCCGGCTTTCGCTTCGGCCCCTCGATCAGCGGCACCTGTCCGTTGAGCGGGGCCTTGGCCTTGTGGGGCCTGTCGTCGCCAAGTACGTCGATCTTGAGCCCGCTGTTCCCGGTCGCAATCAATCCGAGAAGCTGGGTGATCGGAACCTCAAACGTGAAAGTCAGTTTCTTGATCGGCATCGGTGCTTCCCCTCGCATGACCAAATCAAAAAAATACTGTGGCCCAAACAAGGCGTATTTATTTAGACCGAAGTTAATCCTCCTGTTTTTTCTGTCCAGTGGTCCTTTTGGCCCTGGTGCCGGAAACGGAACGGCGCGGTTCGGATTTGGAATAGGGGGGGGGGATGGTCAGCCGGGTTTCCGGCCAACCATCAGGAGGATGCCGCCCAACTGCGGCAGCAGCGCCAGCAGCACCAGGCGCAGCATGGCGAAATCATTCGGATCGGGGGCGAGCGCACCGTGCGTTAACCATGTCACCATTTTGCGCGCCGCCTCGGTCTGCGGATCGGACGCCTGTTCGACGCTGCCCCTGGCCTCGTCCAGCGCCTTGCGCCGTTCGGCTACAGCGGCCTCGCGCTCGCGGCAGTATTTGCCGACGCCGCCCTTGCACTCGCGGTCGCGTGACGCAAGGGCGTCATCCAGCGTGACCTGGGCCGCCGTCACGGCGGGCGTGATGCGTGACGCCCGCGCCAGCGTCACGTCAGAGATATTGACCGAAGCAAAGCCGATGCCCGCCGTCAGGGCGAAGGCGAAGGTTGCGGCCCACACCAGCCATCCGGCCAGCGCGCGGCCCCGCTGGCGCGCGTGCCATTGGTGGGCGGCGCATGAGGGCAGCGCGAGGGCTGCGAGATCGGCGGCCACGCCAATGGCCAGAAACAGCCACCCGGCGATGTCGCTCGACCCAAGCGAGCGGGCGAACCAGCCGTTCATGGCGATGCCGACGAGGGCGAGCGCAAAGGCGGCGCCTTGCAGCAGCAGCGGCGCGGCGGGGACGTGTGACACTGTGACGGGGCGTGACGGCGTGACGGGTGTGACGGCTGGCGCAGACTGGCGCGGCTTGGCGGGATTTGTCGCTTGACTTTTGGTGGCGGCCTTCCGTTCCCGGTAGCGCCTGGCGCGTTCGGCGCCGCTCATGGGCGGCTTGCGAAGGGGGATAATGTCGGCTGTGATGGCGGTGTCTGTCATTTGGAACTCCTCCGTAGAGTTTTGGGTGATGGGAAGTCCCGGCGACGGATTGGCCTCCGTCGTCGGGGCGCTGTTAGATTTTGCGGCTCGCACCGCATCGCACTGGATTGATGTTTTACGGAAGGGGTGGGACTTGCTAAGTCGTTGATCTCATTCGACTGACCCGAAATGTCGAGAAATCAGTCAATTGAATGATTTCAAAGACTTAGCTACCGTGTTAGAACTTTTTGTTAGAACTTTTAGAAGTCTGGTTCCCGAGGCGTTTTCGGGCCGTTCCAGGGCTGTTCCCGCTCAGACCGCCCGCAGCGCCCGGCGACGCATGATGACGGCTTCCTCGCGTTCTTCGACCCGGCGCGAGGCTTCCTGTTCGATGTGGGTGTCCCACTTCGCGGTCGCCTGTTCGGCCAGCCTGATCTTGTCGGCCTGCCGGACGTAGAACAATGCCATGCGCTCCGTCTTGTGACCAAGTACCGCCATGATCTGCGGCACCGTGCAGCCCGCCAGTGCTAATTCGGTGCCAGCGTTCTTGCGCAGGCCATGCATCGAGTAGCCGGTAAAGTCGCAAAATTTCAGATGGTTTGCGAGTGCCTTGCTCAGACCATCGGACGACGTATAGGGACGGCCCCACTTGTTGACGAAGATATGATCGCTGGTCGCCTTCGCCTTCATCCTGTCCAGCATTTCGCGCAGCGGCTTCGGGCAGGCAATCCATACTTTTGCGCCGGTCTTTTCCTGCACCACGAAGATTTTGCCGCGCGTGTAATCCTCCCACATCATGTTGAGCACGTCGCCGCCGCGCTGCCCGGTGTAGTGCAGCCCCATGCGATAGGCCCGCAGATACGGCTCGGCATAGCCGTCGAACTTGTCGATGACATCGCAGGGCCAAGCAAGATGACCTTCATCATCGGGCTCGTGATGGCGCAGGCGACCGATGGCCGGATTGTGCTTGTCGCCACGCTCAAAGCATTCGTAACGGCGAGCAAAGCCCCACAGGTTTGAGATCAGCGTAGCGTGCTGGTCGGCGGTCGTTGACGCATGGGTGCGGGCAATCTCGGAGGTATAGAGATCAAGCAGGCGCGGCGTCATGTCGTGCAGCATCGCGCCGCCGATGGTGTGGCCCCGCACGCTCTCCATGATGCGCTTGTAATTGCGCCTTGTGCTTTCCGACATCGCCTTGAAGGCATCCGACATGGCCCATTCGACACAGAAGAATGCAATCGTGCCGGGCTGTTTCGATACGGCATCCTCGGCCACGGGCCTGGGCGGCTTTGGCCTGGTGACGGCGGCGAGCAGCGGCGCGTAGGCATCACGGAATGCCTGGCTGCTTTCGTCCCTGGGAAGCGGGGTGTAAGTCCTGGTGACGGGATGGCGGAAATAGACGTTTCCGCGCGTTCGTGTCAGGTGCGGGGTGGCTGTCGTCATCAGAGGGTCTTGCCTTTCGTGTTTGGAACACCCTCTTATAGTCGTAATTATTACGAACGGTCAATATTAGAATTGACGTTCTTTCAGCCCTCGTCGTCCTCGACCCCCAGCGCCGCCGCGACGCTGTTCTTCTTTATCGTCCGCCTGGCCTTGAAGTTTTCAAAGGCGGCGTCAAGATCGTGACGGTCCCAAACCGTCATGCCTCTGATCCGCACGCCGGGCGGCAGATAACCATCCGCAACCAGCGTGTGAAAACTTGTTTCCGACATATCCAGATAGGCCGCCGCCCGGTCAGCCCGCATGCCGCGCGGCGGATAGCTGGTGTCAGTCCGCGATTTTGCTGGCCTGCTCACGGCACCCAGCCTTCATCCCGCCCGATCTGGCGGGCGTTGTGGATGAACAGGCGGCGGTTTGCGTCCTCCACCACGTAGCGGACGGCACCGCTTTTCTTGATGGCGATGCCAGCGAGGCGCCCTGAATAATTATAGTCGGCGCTCTGGACCTCGACGGCAATCTCGCCTTTCACGAGGGGCAAGTTGGCCGCAGGGTCGTTGAAGCGGTTGCTCTCGGGCGGGGCCGTCTCGCGCGCCATGAAGCCCGTCATCAGGACGCTGAAATCGCAGCCCTTGCGAATAATGGTGGCTGGCGGGAGCATAACATCGCAGGGCAGATGGCGGAATTTTTCCGGCAGGGTGAGCATGGCGCGGTGCGCCCAATCCTGCCTGTAATCGCAATGCGGGCAAATCCAGCCCTGCCGGGTCGCGACCAGGCTGGGGTCGGCGCCGTCGTGATCCTGGGGACAGGTGAACTCGTGAACGTCGTCGCGGCGCTGGTAGCGATTGAGCGCGTCAACCTCCTCGCCGGACCAGGGCGCGCGGAGAAAGTCATAGTCGCTCATGGCTCAAGCTCCCTGCGTCCCGCCTCCGTCAAGACATAGGACGGCGGGGAAAACCGCTTGCGGTTCGGATCAAGGTGAATGAGTTGGCGGATGACAAGCTGGTCGAACACCTTGCGGGGCGGCGTGGCGCCGTCAAGGTGAACCGGCCAGCGCGTCGGCTGGCGGCTGCGGAACCAGACCAGTGCCTTGCGCTCATCCAGCGTGAGCATCGCGCGCCGCCTTCTCGCGGGCCTCGATGTCGAAAACGACGCGCCGCATGTGCGTCACCTCGTCCTTGACCGAGACGCACATGCCAACCTGTTCGGAAAGATGGTGCTTGGCGCTGGCCGCGCCTTCCAGAATGTGCTGTTCCAGGTCATCGAGGATATGGCGGACATCGGCAATGTCCTTGCAGATGTCGCCCACGATGCCGTCGATCACCGAATTGATGGCGTCGCGCTGCGGACCGCCATAGCTGGGGCGCATTTCGTTGGCGGGGAGCGGGGTGGCTTGAGCCAGATCAACGCCATCGCTGGCGAGGCGGATTTTTGTCATGGTGACGATCCTTCCGCTTTTTTAGGAAGCCGTCACACTAGCGTATTAGATACGAACAGCAAATAAAATAGTTTGGGGTTTTAACAATCATGCTAGTGTCACCGATTGCGGCCCGGTTGTGGGTGCGGGTCGGTTCAAGGGGCAAAACATCAACGCGGCCAAGCAGGGAACGCCAGAAATGTTCCAGCAAGCGACGGAAACCGACGAGTACAACCGCAAGCGACAGGCTCTTTATCTGACAGGCTTGCTGCCCGATGACCCGAGGGAAGCCCAGGAGGTGCTGACGCTGTGCGAAAGGCTGGTGGCGGCGCTGGCCGATCCCGATCCGCCTAGCGCGACTGAATAGCCTTCTTCCGCCTGGCCGACACCTGCCTGAGTTTTGCGGTCGCGGTCGCGACGGCCTTTTCCGCCGCCGCGATTTCCGCCTCGTGCTCGGCTGCGGCCTTGAGCTTGTCCCTGTAGGCTTTGGAAAGGTTGCCTTCCCAGCCCCACCAAATCCATTCCACCGACATGCCCGGGAACCTTGAACAGATCAGGAAAGCCGTCTCGCGCGGAACAGGATAACCGCGTTCGTAATTGCTCCACCGCTTGAAGGGGATGCCGAGACGCCTGGCGAAGTCGCTCTGGTTTTCGCCTGCGATGATGTCGCGCAACAGGCGCAGCCGCGCCGTATATGCCCCGATGTCGAAGCCCTCGACCTTTTTCAAGCTGGTTCCCCTTGCTGCAAATATTAACGGTGGCATGCCAAAAAAACTGCAACCGTTCGTTACGGCTATAGCATATCCGTTGCCGCCGCCCTATCGCAAAAATTCCCGACCTTCCGTCACGATTAATCCACGGAGTTAACAGAGGCTCCCGGCTTGCGAGGCGTACTGATTACGCCTAAGGTGAACCGTCGCATTTAATAGGCAGGATGCCCATGACGCGGCTCTATACTGTTCAGGAAGTCATTGACCGGCTTGGCGGCCTCAAGGCCGTGGCCGAATTGACCGAAGCCAACACCAAACAGGCATGGCATTGGGCCGGACGTGCCGGGATGTTCCCGGCCAACACCTATGTCGTGATGCAGCGGGCACTGACCCGTGCAGGCTACCAGGCGCCCGCGCGGCTCTGGAACATGAAGGGGCTCGACAAGGCGGCGTAGGGGAAACCTCGTGGACGATCTGACGCTGATGCTGCCCGATGACGGGTGCCTGATCGACGCGCTCACCTCGTTCATGCGTTGCAACCGCCCGGAGCTTGACGACATCCTGGGTTCGGCCTGCGAAGTCTACCGCACCGAACCCGATGGCATCGACCGCCCCGAGGCGGTCCCGGCACTGCGGGCCTATTGCTATTTTGCGGTGCGCTGGTCGCGCAAGCCGCTGGCCGAGATCGGGATACATATCGGCGTCGATCACAGCACGATCAACCGCACCTCGCGCTCTATCGGGGTGCTCCGGAAACAGAACACCATCCTGGCCGACGATCTCGATCTGGTCGCCATCAGGATCGGGGAGCGTGTGCTGTTGAACAAGCGCATCGCGCAACTGAAAGCCGCCTATGCCGCATCTGCCGTCTGAGGAATGGGACCAGCTTGTCGGGCGTCACCTGCAACTGATCGAGGCGGGTGCCGAGATCGCGGAAACCCACGCGCGCCTTCTGTTCGGGATGCCGGAATGGGAAACGAGGGCAATGGTCAGGGTGCTGGAGACGGAGCGATTGCTCGGCAAGGCGCTTACGCACCTGGTCCAGGCGCGGCAGCAAATGGAGCGCAAGCGCCATGTCAGTTGAGCTTGTCCACAGCGCCGACGAGGCGACGCAAAAGCGGGTGTTCCGCCTGATGGCGGATACACTGTTCCTTTCGCGGCTGACGCCCTTGCAGGCCCGTGCGGTCTATGACGAGATCGAGAAGGCCCGCGATGCTCTCTCAAGAATACTGGATCATGCGGACGGCAAAAATGCTTGAGCAACAGGCCAACACGCTGCGTCTTGAGATCGAGGCATTGCTGCGGGAATTTCCCGATCTTGCCGATGACGAGATTTTGCGCGCCGACATGCTGGAAGGCGAAACCGACATCCGCGAGATCGTCACGTCGGTCAACCGCATGATGGAGGACGCCAAGGCGTTGCGCGACGGCACCGTTGCCCGGCTCGATGAGCTTGCTTCCCGCAAGGGCAGGTTTCAGCAGCGCATGGACTTCGGGCGCGAGTTGATCCGGAAAATTCTGGAAAGCGCACAGATCAGGAAGCTTGAGCTTGCCGAAGTCACGGTGAGCCTGCGCAACAATGCGCCTGCGCTGATGGGCGAGCACGATCCCGAAAGCATGCCATCCGAATTTTGCAAGGTGACGCGCACGATAGACCGCAAGAAAGTCCGCGAAGCCCTTGAAGCCGGGCGCGATGTCGAAGGCTTCTATCTCTCCAATGCCGCGCCCTCTTTAATGGTGAAAGTGAAATGAGCGACGAAGGGCAGGCCATCTTCGACTTGCTGGCGGCGCCGTTTCCTTCCGATGATGTCCGGTGGCGCGTCGGGCCGACCAACGAAAAGTCGCGCAAGCCGGACGAGCCGGTGCGCGGGCAGTGCCTTTGTTACGTGGACGCGCGCACGGTGATGGACCGTTTTGATGCCGTGTGCGGTGTCGAAAACTGGCAGTGCAATTATACGGCGGGCGTCGGTACCTCCATCGTCTGCAACATCGGCATCAGGATCAGGGACGAATGGCTGTGGAAGGCCGATGGCGCCGGTCCCTCCGACATGGAAGCGGACAAGGGCGCTCTATCGGATGCCTTCAAGAGAGCGGCGGTGCGCTGGGGTGTCGGTCGCTATTTGTACGACATCCGCGCGCCCTGGACGCCGTTGGAACTGCGCGGCAAGTCGCCCGTGATCCCCGAGGCGACGATACCGCGCCTTGCAAAGCTGCATGACGAATTTGCCCGCCGCATGACCGGACGGAAGGAAGCTGTATGAGCGAACCGAAGGGCGCCTTGTTCATGTGGCACGATGAACCGCACATCACCGGGTTCATGGTGATCGGCGGCGAGGAATATGAGCTTGTCGGCGTGCGCCGGTCGAAAGTGCGCGTCGATCTGCACGGGCGGAAAAAGGACATCCCCAGGCAAGCGGATATGTTCGATGACGGCGGAAGCGGCGACGGCGCGGGCTAACGCGATCTCGTTTGAAGCCAAGAAAGACGGCCTGCAACAGCGGCAGTCCGGCGACTGGCAATTGCGCGTCACCGTGTCCGCGCTCGACATGGATCAGCGGCTGGCGACCGCGCCGATGGGCACGCGCTTTGCCTGTGTGCTGGTGCAGATAGACGACGACGAAAGCCCCGTGGATCACAAGGCAAGAGATCGCGGCGCCTGGCGGGAACTGGGGCCGACCAAGCAGGCGGGCATCCGCTGCAAGGAACCGTTGTTCTGGGCCTATCTCAACGAGGAACTGCACTTTTCGGTTTCCAGCGAACAGATGGCGGCGGAAGCCGTTCGCGCCCATTGCGGCATCGGTTCACGGCGCGAGTTGGCTTCCGACCAGGAAGCGGCGCGGCTCTGGTACAGCCTCGATTTTGCGTTTCAGGCGTGGAGGGTGCGGGAAAATGCCTGATCCGGATTTTCGCGAACCGCGTGAGCATGACGAGGCTTATCTGGCCTATATCCGCCAGCAACGCTGTTGCATCTGCGGCGACAACACCACGGTTGAAGCCGCACATTTGCGCGTCGGCTCGATCAACGACGGCAAGCGACCCACGGGCCTGGGGGAAAAATCCTCCGACAAATGGGCGCTGCCGCTTTGCGCGAGACATCATCGCGAACAGCACGCCAGCAATGAACTGCAATGGTGGGCAAGCCACGGCATCGACCCGTTTGCGCTCGCGATGCAGTACCGGGAGAGGCGATGAGCGACCAGCACGAACAATTCTTGCAGCGTCTTGCCGCCTCGTCCCGCGCCGTGTTTGCCGTCGCACAGATGCAGCACGCGAGGGGCCGCACCGTAGAAATTCCGAAAATCCGTTTCGCCCCGACCGCAGCGGAAGCCGATGATTACGTTGACGGCGGTGATCTGATGATCGTCGCGCGGTTTCGGATCGAGGTGAAACACCGCAGCATCAATTTCACCGGAGCCGATGACTGGCCGCATCCCAACGTCTTTGTGTCGAATGCGGCTGCGGTCGAACGCGGGGACAACGACGTGCTGTACTACGTCACGGTCAGTAGCGACTGTCGCAACATCGCAGTGATCTCGCGCAAAACACGGCCACACTGGCATATCGTTGAAAAGGTCGCTTCCAATACCGGCAACAGGGAACGGTTTTATGCCTGTCCGCTCGATCTCGTGACGTTTGAGGCGCTGCCGTGACCGCGCGTTATAGCATCATTGTCCGCGAGCACGGCAGC